GTCTGCCGAGCAAGCTCGACGTCCGCAAGGAACTTCTCGGGGCCGGTGCGCACGAGCGATGACTTGAGAATCCACGGGATGAGCCGCGAATCCTCGATGGAAAGCGGAGCCGTGTCGGGGTCCGTGGGGTCTTCCCGCCACTCGCCCCAGACCCACGGCACCGTTTCCATCTCCGTGATGCGCTGAACTCCGAAGTGCTTGACCACCTGCACCTTGCGGAGCGTCGCCACGACCCAGCACCCGCGCTCAGGGTCGAACGCGACGCGAAGGCCGTCGTCACCCGTCCCCTCTCGGACACGGCGCGAATACGTCGTGTTCCAGTCGAGTGCCCGAATCTTGGCCCAGCCCTCCTCGTGGAGCATGACCGGGGGTGGCGCTGCGGAGTTCAGTACGATCACGTTGGCGCTACCAGAACACGACCACGACCCGCCGTCTTCACGAGCGGCTGGTAGCTGAATTGCAGCGCAAGCGCGTACAGGTTCTCAGAGAGACCCGCCGCCTTCGTCTGCATTTCCAGCTTGAGTTGGAGGAAGCAGTTGACGTTGGTGATGTTGCCGGGGTTGATCTTGCCCCATGACGTCGCACGAACAGTGCCCGCCGTCGTCGAGCCCACCGTGTCCACCGCGATGACGGTGTTCAGAGCGGTGTCAATGGTGGCGCTCAGCGCGCTGTTGTCGAGGCTGATGAGCTTGTAGAACAACCGCCAAAGCACCGTGTCAGCCGACGTGACGGACTCCGTGGCCCAGAACACCCGGACATACACCGGCTTGGCGTAGTCCGCGTCCTCGGGCAGCGTCCACAGTGCCGTGACCGTGTCGCCGTCCGCGTTCATCAGCGCGCCGGTTGCTCCGAGCGTGCTGACCTCGCGGCGCACCACGTCGGTGTCGACCGTCGAAATCAGCGTGTTCGGCGTGCCCTCGGCAAGAATCCAGTCGAAGTCTTTGGCCCAAAGCACCGACGTGCGGCGACCTTGGGTGATGTTTGCGGTATCGATTGGCATGGTAGAGCCCTCCTACGCGCCGATTAGGCGTTCAGCGAGTAGTTGAGGTCCTTGAGCACGCCCGCCGAGTTGCGCATGCGGGTGCCGAAGTTGAAGTACTTGCGGAACGTCGCCTCGTAGTTCGGCTTGTCCACGACGCGCGAGAGAACCGCGCCGTCCTTGTCCATCCAGCCCCACGGCTGGAGGGTGAACTGCTTGATGTACTTCATGTTGAGGAAGTAGATCGCGCCGAGCGTGCATTGCCGATCCGTGAAGATCTCGATGGGCTTGTCGAAGCCCGCGAAGGTCAGCTTCTCGACGCCGCCCTCCAGCTTCTGCGGCTGATAGCGGACGTCCTGGACGAGCAGGTCGGTGTACTCCCGGCGCATCGAGTCATGCATGATGACCTTGTTCGGGGCAAAGCCCGACTTGCGCTTGACTTGGTCGCACGTCGCGAACATGAGGCGCAGTTCGAGGTTCCGCGCCGTGCCGCCGTTGTCGTTCACGACGCCGGCCCAACCCGGGTAGTTGCCCGTGTCGACGCTCTGGAAGTTGTCGTCCTCGTCGTTGACGATGTACGAGAGGCCGTTGATCTCGTTGGTGTAACCGTGGTTCGCCACGGCGGTGCCGTCGCCGCGAACGACGATGTCATCATCCGCGAGGGTGACAGCCGACGCGGACGTGATGGTCACGCCGTCATCCGAGACCGTCGCCACGGTGAGCAGGACCGGCGTGCCGGTGCCCGTCAGCTCGGCGCTCGTGCCGACCACGAGAGTCTGTCCCGGCTCGATGTTGTGGTTGTCGTCAAGCACGATGGTCGTGGACGCCGAGACCACGCCGTTGACCTGCGTGATGGGGCCGGTGTTCGTGTTGCTCGACAGCTTGTTGCCGTAGAGCTGGCGGTTGATGTCGTACTTCAGGGACTCGATGGCCCCGTCCATCTCCATCGTGACCGCCTCGACGAACGAGCCCCGGTCGTTGCTCGCGGCGCTGATGAGGGTGTCCTCGATCTCGAACCGGCTGAAGAGGCGCTTCGCGGTGATGATCGAGTCCTCGGTCGCGACGTAGCCAGCGGTCGGGAGGCTCGTGTTACGAGCGCCCGCGCCGTTGTTGCGCGCCACCTTGACCGGGAACACAACGCGCTTGCCCGTGAACTTGGTCTGGTCCTGCTCCGTCTCGTTCAGGAGCGGGTGAGACTCGTTGATGATGGTCTCCACCGGACCGATGTAGTTGTCCTTGAGAATCGCGTCGGCGGTGGTCGTGGTCTGTACGGCCATGATGTCTACCTCAGTAGTTCATTGCGGCACGCCGAGCTTCTTCGAGCGTGCGGATCTTGATGGCCGGTGCCACTACGGCAGCCGCGCCCCCGGGAGGAGGCCGGGGCGGTGCCGGTCGCGGCGGTGCAGCCACGGGCGCAGGTTGCGCCGCAGGTGCACGCGCCGGGACTGGCCCGGGGCGGCTCTCGCCAAAACGATGTTGCAGGATGATCGCCGCGTCTTCGACCGTGAGGCCGGGGTTCGCCTTGACCATATCCCAGAGCTTCCCCGCGTGTTCGCGGTTGCCCAGGACCGGGTACTTGCCCTTGGCAGACTCCCAGTCTTTGCGTAGGTCAGCCTCGATAGCCGACGCCTTGGCGCTCAGCTTCTCGGACTCGCGCTCTTGCTTGATGGCGTCCAGTTCAGCCTTCAGCGCCTTGAACTCGGCCATCTCTCGGCGCATGGCCGCAAGCTGCTGGAGCGCCGGGTCGCCGTAGTCCTCTTCGGTGTACTCGGGCTCAGCGGCGGCTTGTGGCGCGGCGGGTTGCGCCTTCTGCTGCTGGAGGTACTCGACGACCTGCTGAAGCTGGTCGCGAAGCAAGCTCACTTCGGCTTCGGCGCGGATGCGGGCTTGGGTCTCGGCGTCGGCCTTGGCACGGAAGTGCTTGACCAGTCCGAAGTCGGGCTTGGCCGCTTCGGCCTTGGGCTCTTCGGCGGGCTCAGCCTCTTCGGCGGGTGTCTGGCCGTCGGGTGCCGGAGGCTCTTCGCCACGCGCGGCGGCTTCGGTGATGGCCGCTGCCGCCGCAATCTGCGCCATCGGGTCGGCGGGAAGCGCCGGGGCAGCCGGGGCCGCGTCACCAGACGCCACGTCGGGCGAGTAGTCTGCGGCCATCGCGTTACGCGTGGCTTCTGCGAGGGTCTTGGCCGTGCGAGCCGGTGCAGCAGGAGCCGCAGCGGGGGCAGGGGTGGTCGTGACGGTCTCGGACATGGGGCTAAGCTCCTGCGCGTCTCGCGCGTCTCATATTGAGAACGACGGCGTGCGGTCTTGTCAAGCTACATCCCTGAATTGAGGTCCAGCGCTGGCACGCCTGGACCACGAACCGACGGCATCCCCGACTCCATCGGCAGCGGTTGCGCGTTCTCCATGCCCACCGCCATCGGCACCGGGGTGGGGCCGAACACGTCAAGCGGCATGCCCGTGGCGGGGTCCACCATCGTCGCCGGTTCCGTCGGTGCACCGGCCATCGGCGCTTCGACGGGGATGGTGGGTTGCGGCTGCGGCGGCGGGGACACCTTGGCCGCGACGTCAGGGGCGTACTCGCGCCACCACTCGTAGCCTTGACGGAGCCCCGACAAATAGCCCTCGTGCTCGGCAAGGTGACGGACGGCCCACTGATAGCGCTCGACCTCGGTCTCCCGAAGCGCGTCGCTCATCAGGAGGGACTTGATCTCTCGGATGTGCGCCGCGTGGTCTTCGTACGGCTCGGCCTTGACCGGGCTCGGTGGCGGGAGGTTCGGGTCGAGCGACGGGATGATGGGCGCGGTGAGGATCTGGTAGTTCTCCTCGCGCTGATATCGGGTTTCTTGATCGGCCTCGCCTTGGATGCGTCCCGGCGTCCCGAACTCCATCTCTTGGAGTACGCGGTTGCGTGCTTCGGGGTCGTTCACCACGTCGCCGTACATGCCCATGTTCGCGAGCATGAGCACCGTTTCGCGGTTCACCGAAGGGTGACGCACCGCCATTGATCCCGGGAGCACGCGGACGTTCGTGGTGCTGATGTCCTCGGACTGGAACGACAGCACTTCGAGCTTGCTGCCCTTGCCCATCACTTGGATGGTGGTCTCAACGGGCATGTAGTCGCGCCAGAGCTTCAGAAGCATCGAGCCCGTGACCGAGAACGCCTCTTCGAGTTCGCGCGTCGTCGGGGCCAGCTTCGTCGCGTCCAGCTCGGCCATCCATTGCGCGGCGCGTCCGCTGATGGCTGCCGGGACGATGCCCTGCGTGATCTCGTTGATGCCGCTGATTTCGCGGATGTGCTGAATGGCCGCCGCTTCGAGCGCCTCGTGCTGCGGGCTCACCTGCGGGGACTGGATGGGCTGCGGCGGCACCGTGCCGGGGTTGTAAAACACCGTCTCGCCGGGTTCTGACGTGAGCACGCCGGCGTCAATCGAGCCCTTCATCACGGCCCACTTGGGCGCGCCGTTCAGTTCGACGACTTCGAGCCGCTTGCTGATTTGGCCGTTCAGCATGTCCTGGACGGGGCGAACCACGTCGACCATGCCTTGACCAAACAACTTTCCAGGGATCGAGTTGTACCGCACGATGACGAACGGCAGACGCCCGCACGGGAGGCCCTCGTACTCTTCGAGCAGGACGTTGCCCGCCGTGACCGCGTAGTAGCCACGAGGGTGACGCGGGCTAGGCCGCTCGTAGTAGAAAACCACCCGGCAGCGGTCCAGCGTCAGGTCTTGCGATGAGGCCGCGTCCGACCGGATGTCGGCAAGCAGCGTCGCCGCGATGTTGTCGCCGCCCATTGCGCGGTCGCACGTCACGAACTCGGCCATCGTGGGCCAGCGGTCGCGGATGACGTCGATGTGCAGCCAACGGATTTCGGCGGCCCATTGGCAGTCGGAGAGGTCTTTCCGTGCTGCGCCGGGGTCAAAGACCATCGAGAACGGCGGCACCACCTCGACCGTTGGAAAGCCCGTGGCGTGATGCGTGCCGGGCGGTCCCTCGAAGAGCTCGTCGGCGCTGTCAGGCTCTTCGGGAAGCGGCATCGGCTCTGACGGGTCGGCTCCGAACGGGAGACCCGGGGCTTTGTGCTCCACGTCTGCGTCGGGGCCACCCATCGTGTCCGTTGCCGCCGAGTCGAAGTCCACGCGCAGGATGCCGACGCCCGTGATGAGCGCCCACTTCATCAGCTCTTGGGTCTTGCTGCCCATCGTGAGCTGGTGCCAAAGGTACTCCAAGAGCTTCTCGGACGCTCGCGCCGACTCGGTGTCCTCTTCGTCGTCGGTCTGCGGCGTCACGAGCCACCCGGGCTGGTGCTGCGTGAGCTTCGCAACGGCGGTGTCCACGGCGGGCCTGATGTAGTTCAGGACCATGTGGATTTCCCACGGGTCGCAGGGGATGTCCCGGAGCCGCTGGAGTCCGCGCGAGTACTCGATCCATTGCCGCCCGGTGTAATACGCCACGCACTCCCACGCCGTGGCAATGAACGTCTGCCGCGCATCCTCGCCCGTCTGCACGAGTCGGTTGATGGCCGCGATGGTCTTCGCCGTGCGCGTGTCGGGGCTATACGTCTGGCGCGGCTGACGCTCGCTATACCAGTCGGCAACGGGTGACGTGCTCACGCGCCGTAACCTCGGCCCGGGCTCGGCATCGGGCGACCCTGCGGCATCGAGAGACCCGCGAGCAGCGCGGCCAGCGACCCGCCTGGACCCTTCTGGCGACGGAGCGCTTGAAGCTGAATGGACGACGTGTCAGGGCGCTGCGCCATGGCTTGCGCCGGCTCGCCCGCCGTCATCTCCCGCATCTTCGCGATGGCCTGCGCCCGCGCGTCGTCGTCGCTCTGCCGCATCGTGTCGTAGCTCGGGGTCTCGTCCATCTTGCTCTTGAACATGGGGATCATAGGCCCAGCTTCCCTCTCAGGCTTTGGATGGCCTGAAGTCGTGTGTCGTTGGGGTCGATGCCGCCACCGATTGCCCCGGGGTCGAAGTTGACCGGCTGCCGCGACGCCATCGGCTGACGCTGCATCGGTTGAAACTCGGGCTTCGGGCGCTCGGGCGGGGTCTTCGCGGTGGTCGAACCGCCAGCGCCTCCACCAAACAAGCTACCCAGCAAGCTGCCAATGATGTTGACGCCTGGAACGATGAGACTTGCGGGGTCAAACGCCATCACGTCACCTTCTGCGCGCGCTTTCGGCGCTCTTCCACAGCCCGCTCGAACGCGGCCCGGTGGTGAACCTCGAACCGTTGCCACGCTTCATCGTGCGGGGCGACGCTCTCAGCCTGCACCACTTCGGGCGCTTTCTCAATATGAGACGTACGAGACTCGCGACGCAACACCGCCCAGACGGACAGCGCCAGCGACGCGATGGACAGAATCAGCGAGAACCAAACCATCGGTTTCTCCGTTCGGGGCGGCTCAGCGACTCCCGGTAGTCGATGTTGTCGGGATCGTTGCGAACCACCGTGACCTCGATAGGTGCGGGGAGGATGCGGTCGCCAGCAAGAGCGAGAGCCGATGCAATGATGAGGTCCGACCGCTTGCCCGCGATGTGGTCCATGCGCCCGTTCTCGTCGTAGACCAGCGTTCGGCACTCCGCTTGAAAGCGCGGGGAGTGGGCCACGAGCGTCCCCTGCACCAGTGCCGCGCGCCATGCCGTGAGCAGCGTGGGCCGCGTGCTCTGGTTGGTCTCGTGCCCGTAAATGGACGTCCACGCGTCGGGGCGAGCGCCTGCGTGGTTCGTCGGGTGAACGCGCGTGAAGATGCGCGGGTAGCCGAGGTCAAGCAGCTTGCGAATCGTGGCAATGCCCTGGTTGTTGCACTCGGGGACCACCATGGCGGGGCCTGACTCGCCGCCGTAGAGCCGGCCTATCGCGTCAAGCTGCACCCCAAGCTCGTCGGGGGTGATGTCCTCGCCGTGGAACTCGGCCACGATGCGACGGGTCACGCGGTCAAGCACTTGGATGGCGCTCGCGTCGGGACCGCCACCTCCAGCGACGTCGCACCCGATAGCGTATCGGTCACGCCACGACCACACAGGCTCAGCATAGATGCGCCAGTAGCGGCCCGGGTTGGCGATGGCCGCGCGCCACTGGTCGGGTTGGCGCCGCTTGTCGCCCGGAGTCGCCATCGGGAGGCACCCGGCCCAGATGGGCGTCGGGACCTCGGGCTCTGCGATGGACTCCACCACGGACGGCGGGAGTACCGGACGCCCAGACGCGGCGAACGCGTGCGCCGGGGACAGCGGGAACTCTTGGTCCACGATGACGATGTCGCGGTTCTTCTCGTTCCACTTGCCGACGTACCAGCGAACCTGCGGCGGGGTCAGGTTGTATTCGACAGCGCGCGGGGTGAAGAGGTCAGCGGCCTCAGCGTCGAACTTGCCCGCCGACGTGGTGAACACGCCCGAGGTCTTCCACGCTTCGATGGGGTCCGGTGCCGCTGCGATGGCCTCGACCATCTCGGCATCGCCGGGGCGCAGCGGGTAGTTGTGCTTTGCCGCCGTCTGCCATGGGAAAAAGAGCGGCGTCCACCCTGACTCGCCGGTTGAGGCACGCTGCCAACGCTCGTAGAACGACCCTTGCTGTCCGTTTGCCGTGCTCTCAATGATGGCGATGGTGCCCGGTGCCGCGCGCTCTCCGTCGGTCTCCAGTGCGTCCAGCGTTGCAGCGATGGACTCCTCAGCCGTGCTCGACCGTCGCCCGTGGTCCCAAAGGCCCACCTCCGACATGTGGAGCAGCGACGGGCTCGACCCACGAGCGGCGTGGTCAGAGCGCTGCGTCTGCACGGACATCGTGGACCCGTTCGCCCAGACGATACCGCCTTCTTTCGGCGTGGCCCCCATGTAGGGCCGGAACAACTCCGGCAGGTTCTTGGCCATATCGACGCCCATGCGCGCAATGACGCGGGTAGACGGGGCAATGTGCGCGATGGTCACGGACTGCCAGCCGGGACGAAAGCAGCCAAACCAGAATGCGAGCGCTTGAACGACCGTGGAGATACCGAGCTTGCGGGCTTTTAGAACGATGATGCGCGAGCCGCGACCCTCCGCTTCATCCCGGAGGATGGTGTCAACGACTGCCCGTTGCTCGTCGTTCAGTCGTAACGGGATGATGCGCCATCGCTTCGCCTTGCTCTTGCGCGTCGATGCGTCGTCGTCCTCGTCGTCTGCAAGCGCACGGATGCGCACGCACAGCTCGCAGAACGATTCGAAGTCGTCCCGGAGATGCGCTAGGACTTCGACGGCTTCGGGCGAGAGTGCTCCCACTGGTAGCGCTTCTCCGCACGGGTGAGGGGTTTCTCCGCGACCTCGGGCGACCCGTTGCGCGCGGAACGGAACGCCAGGGCGTCTTGCATCTGCCGCCACGCTTGCGCCTGCATCGCGTCGTCGCTCTTCTTCTGCTCGACGTCGGACGCGCGGGCGATGATTTCCATTTGGGCGCGGCGGGCTTCGGACACCGCCTTGAGATCGAGCGCAGCTTGCCGCTTCTCGTCGGCATCGAGCGCGTTTTCCAGTGCCCACCGCTTGGCTTCGATGTCCGCGCAGAGCATGCGCGCGACCCAGATAGCTTCGGACTCGCCGTCCTGCCGCTCGCGGTCAAGCCAAGCCTGAACGCGCGTGGACAGCCCGGCCACGGGCACCGCGTCAAGCTCGTCGTTGTTGCGTTTGCGAGGCACGTCGGCCAGTCTCATCTTGAGACAACGCCGCGTCAACATCCAAGCGGCGAAAGGATGACCCCGTGACCCACGCCTCCCGCAAAGAGCGGCACGCCCCGGTTGAGCCCGTCGCCACCGTCGAGCCCGCCGCCGTGACCCTACCCGACACCGTGACCCTCTCCGTGCCCAGCGACATGCCGGCGCTCATTGGCGTTCTGGCCAAGCGCTTGCTCGTGGACCCAGAGGACCTGCTTTCGCTCTGCATCGCGTTCGCAGTCGGGCAAGCGCGGTCCCAAGGCTTCGCGCGCCATGACCTCCCACCGCAGCCCGAGGGGGGCTATGCGGGCTCCTTCGTCGTCTCTCGGGACTGGTACGACCACCACGCGCTTCGAGCCGCGACCGTCGGGTGCTCCGTCGGCGTGCTCGCCTCGACCACGCTGCGGGAGCTGGCGGGATGGCTCGGGCGCTCGCCCAAGATTCGGTTGCGGGGACGCTCGCTCATCGAGCAGGGGCTGACTCGCAAGGCGTAGTCAGTGCGCGCGCGGGCGCGGGAGGGTTATCGACCGTCCAACTTGTGTCAATTTTGACACAACGTGTCTGTTCTGACACAGCCCCAAACGACGAAAGCCCCGAGGCGAACCCCGAGGCTTTCGTTGTGGCGCCCCCGTGACGGTCAACGAACCGCTTGCAGGAACGGCCTCCACTCCTTGGCAGCGCGGCGCAGTTCCGTGATGACTTCCTTCGTCCGCTTCTGCCACGGGATGCCGTCCGAGAACGTGACCTCTCCGTCCGACTCCACCCAGACACACCCGAGCTTGCCTTCGATGCGAATCTGGCCAGCGCGGCGGTAAGCGTTCATCGTAAACCCGAACACGGTTACAACGCCGACACTCAGCGGCGGGAGCGTATCCCCGCTTTCGTCGCTCTGCTCGACAGCCGGTCCCATGGCGCCGCGAACATCGTAGCCCCAATTGCGCTTGCTGTCCGACTTCGACACCGTGCCGGTGCCGCTGCATCGGTAGCACGGGCCGCCTTGACCTTTCTGAAAGACGCCGGTCCCGGCGCACGACGCGCAACGGCCAGGGGTGTAACCGTTGTAGCTGGTCTCGATTGCTGCATTCATGGCTCGTTCTCCTCGGGCGCTCAGCCCGTCTTGGGTACGAGAGAAGAATACCCCACCCGCCGAACCATGCAAGCTCTTTTTTGCTCGCAATGTCGTTTTCTCTAGGACGCC